AAAGAACTTGAAAAGAATTATAAAGATATACAAACTGAATATTTTGAATTAATTAAGAAAATATCAAACAATGAAATTGGTTCTAATAATAATAATATAAATACATATAATACATGTTATGTTATAAATAATTATAAAGATGCATATAATTATGATGAAATAATGGAAAAATCATTAACTGATGAAGAAAAAAAATATTTACATGAAAATGGACCTTTATGTGCGTGTTTAAATATTATATTAACACGATGTATTGAAAAACTTGAACTTGAAAAGCGTCCATTTCATTGTGTAGATCAAAGCAGACAAAAAATTTTACTAAGAAATAATAATGAATGGAATATAGATAATAAAGCACAAGAAATAATAAAAAAATGTTATAATTTATTATGTGATGAATGGAATATAACTGATATAAATATTGATCCATATAAATATGTAGAGGATTGTCAAAAATTAGCATCAGTTGTTATTGATAATAATTTATCTAAAACAATTTCTGAAAAAAGTTTCCTAAAAAATAATAAATTAAATATCTAATTTTTAGAAAATAATGATTGTTTTCTAAAAATATAATAATAATATTTTACTCTTTTTTAAATATATTTAAAAAATTGAAAAATATAAAAAAAGGTAAATATAATAAATATAACTAAAATCCAATGAAAGAAATATACATATATACAGTATGTTTAATAATATTTTCTGTATTTTATCAAAATTATTCAAATATAGAAACAACTAATAGAATAAATAAATATAATTATATAAAATGTTTAAATGAATATAATGAGATAAAAATAAATTGTTCAATTATAAATAGTTATAATTATTATCCAGATTTAAATACAAATTTATCAGTATCACAGCCGATAACAATAATAAAATTAAAAAATAATACATTTACATATATAAAAATAGGACATACAATAGGATTCAATGATATAGAATATAATGAAACAATATGTTATTGGAATAATACATTTCCAAGTTTAGATATGGATTGTATAAAACATTATTCATATATAGATTATATAGTAAATGTGGTGTTTATAATACAATTATTTATAGGAATATTAATAGGTCTAACAATATTTATTTATTAAAATGCTAAAGAGTATGCTAAACCACTCATACCTGCTAAAAATCTTAAAATATTATAATTTAAACCATACATATAAATTCTACTATCATCATTAACAAAATTTAGAGATGGTAATCCAGTAGTTTGAGTTGGATCATTAAACCACAATATTAAATCAGTACTATCAATTCTTGATAAATTAGAAGTTCCTGATGGTTGATGTTCTTCTGGATATAATGCAAATGAATATATATTAATACCATCTTTTGGTGTATTTTCATGACATTGATTAGGTTGAACATAATTAAAATATGCTCCTTCTCTTCTATCAAATCTATCATGTCCATTCATTTGAATTAAACCCCATTGTATTGGATTAATTGTTCCATCAATTAATAAACCATAATTTGAAAATAAATATACAATTGGATCACATACATTAAATCTGGTATCAGTCATTAATTCTACTGGAATACTTAAATCTCTAATTGTAATTCCTGTTTCTATATCACTACATGTAATATTTCCGTCTGCATCAATTAATATATTTGCGATTATTTTACTTGTTATACCATAATTTTCAATTGAAACACTGGTTGGATTTACCCAAACTGAATTACTATTTTGATTATTAATATATAATTGTATTACTGTTTGAGAACTATTTGGACTAACTTCATACCATTGTCCCCCAGTTATATCAGTTGGATCAGAACCAATTGATATACTTTTTTTTAATATTTCACAAGATGCATCAATAACTGACCATTCATCTTTATTACTATAATATAAAAATGTTTTACCAGATATATAATTACCATTTATCATAGCCCAAAAAAATTCTTTAGTAGGATGATTAAAATCTAAATGATATCTGTTATCAAAAGATGTCACTAATTCTAATCCATTCCATTGTAATTGTTCTATTAAATATTCATGACCTACTTGAGCAAATCTTCTTCTTTCTTCTGTATCTAAATATATATAATCTACCAATAATGATGCATCTTTTATTGATAATAAATTCATATTAAAATTGCAATCTCTAATTACTAATTTATTTACATTTTCAAATTCTACATTAATATATAAATCTTGATATTGTAATGCAATTAATGGTATTGACAATCCAACAAATTTATTAAACCAAAATTGTAATGGAATATACATAGTATATTCTGGTTTTTCTAAATCATTATAATTAGTTAATATATTAACATCACCAATCATTTTAGCATATCCTATTTCTTGATCTCCTTTCCTTGCTAATTCATACCATATATCTAACCATATACCATATTGTCTATCAATAATCGTTCCTCCTAATTGAACTTCAACTTGAGAAATTATAGCATGTCCTAATCTTCTAACCCAAGCAAATTTTGCTCCATTTGGATCTACTGAATTTATTGTAACTTGAACAAATACTCTTGATACTAAATCTGCACTTCTAGTTATAAATGAACTAACTGATCTACCAAAATTTATTGTTCCATTAAATGGTTGTTCTATTGTTTCTAATGCAAAATTTGTATGTCTTCTATATACTACTTTAAAATATGTTATTTGTGGATTTCCTGTTAAATATATATCTTGTGTTCCATATGCTACTAATTGCATTAAACCTCCTGTCATTATTATTTGTATCAGAATTTTATTTTTTTTTTATTACTCCATATTTATATTTTATAAACTATTATACCATTTTCAATAAAAATATAATTATGTTTCATTTTTAATTGAAATTGGTATAATAGTTTCTAAAAAATTTGAAAAATCAAAATCGTTATAATTTCTAATTTTTTTGGATAATTCAAATTGATTATCTCCAATTTGTTTTATATCCCATCCTAAAATTATTGCATTATATAAGGTTACAAATTGTATAATTCTTAATAAATATTCTTTATTCATAATTATTTATTAATAATAAATTAAAATAATAATTTTAACAAATTTTATAATATAATTTATTTATGATGCGTAATATTAATTTTTAATAAAAATTAATATTTTAATAAAAATTATATAATCTAATTTATGATTCATCTGATTTAATTAATATAAAGAATGTTAAATATAAAAATATATAAATAATGTCAATGTTTAAATTAAAACCAGAAAAACAAAAAATTATATTAGAAAATAATACTTTAGATGAAGAACATAAAAAAACAATGAATGAATTTCACAAAAGAAGAGAATTATTACCAAAAAAAAGACAAAAATTAATTAAATTAATGAAAGATTTAGAAACAATAGAAAATAAAGATCCATTAAAAATAGTAGATGATGATAAAAAAATAAAATCAAAATTAAAAACAGATATTAATAAATTAGAAGAAGAAATAAAAGATATTGAAACATGTAGATCTGAAATAGAATATTATTCTAAAACCAATGAAATATTAATGGATTATTATGATATTTTAGAAGAAAAAGATGAAGAAATATATGAAGTTCATCCTGAAATGTCTGAGGCTAAAAATATATATGATAATAATTCTAATAATTTAGATCAATTAGATATTTTAAATATTATGAATAAAAAACGAAAAATTACTAAAAAACCAATAAAAAAACGCAAAAAGAAAATATTAGATGAAAACCGTTCTATTATGAATTTTTTAGTTGATGATAAAAAAGAAATTATAAAAGATATTAGTAAAGATAAATTAAATAATAAAATAAATGATCGTGCGTCATTATTAGAATATTATAAAATGCTAACAGATCATGAATATAGGAGTGATAAATCAAATATAAATCCAATAAGTAGGTGTAGTCAATGTAGTAAAGATAAAGTAGTAGATATAGTAAATGGAACATTAGTATGTATGGATTGTGGAGAAATAGAAATGATAATAATAGAATCAGATAAGCCAAATTATAAAGACAATAGTGTTCCAGAAAAAATAGCATATCCATATAAAAGAAAAAATCATTTTAATGAATGGTTATCACAATTTCAAGCAAAAGAATCTACAGATATACCATCAGATATATATAATCAGATATTAACAGAATTACATAAAAATAAATTTTATAATTTTGATAAATTAACATTACCATATGTAAAACAAATATTAAAGAAATTAAATCAAACTACATATTATGAACATTCTGCACATATAATAAGTAAATTAAGTGGATTACCACCACCAACAATAAATCGTGATACAGAAGAAAGATTAAAATTAATGTTTGAACAGATACAAAAACCATTTGAAAAGCATTGTCCAAAAGAGCGGATTAATTTTTTAAGTTATTCATATGTATTACACAAGTTTTGTGAATTATTAGAATTAGATGATTTTTTAAAATGTTTTCCATTATTAAAAAGTAGAGAAAAATTAAGATCACAAGATAAAATATGGGAAAGAATATGTGAAGAATTAAAATGGGAATTTTTACCAAGTATATAATTTTATAATTATTATAAAATTATATAAATTAATTATTTAATAAGGACAATTACCATAATAAACAGGTAAAAATACTGTATCTCTTATTGATGGAACACCTGTTAATAACATTGCCATTCTTGAAAATCCCATTCCCCAACCTCCATGTGGAATTGAACCATTCTTTCTTAATTCTATATACCATTCTATTGGTTTTATATTCATATTTCTTCTATTTATTTCTTCCATTAATTTAGTATATCTCCATTCTCTCATTGAACCGCCAAATAATTCTCCTACTCTTGGGGCTAATAAGTCAAATGATTCACATTCTAATGAATTTTCTATTTGTTTCATATAGAAACTTTTAATTTTTAGTGGATAATGGGTAACAAAAACAAATGCTCCAAATTCTTGATTATTTTTTAATCTAATTTCTCTTTCTTTTTCAGAATAACTCATATAACCAAAATATTTTACTAATATTTTTTCATGTTCTGTTCCTAAATCATCTTCAATTGTTGGTAATTTATTTACTTTTATTTTTTTTAATATATTATTTTCATCAGGTAACATAAATTTAGTTGTAATAAGATTATTTATAAGTTTAACTGCATCACAATGTTTAATTCTAATAAATGGTTTTTCTATTAATTCTTCTAATAATTTTCTTGTTGGTTTAATATCCATTGATGACATTTTTGATTCTAAAAATTCAAAATCCATTTTAGTTTTATTTATTGTAAATTTTATTATATATTTAACAAATTTCTCAGTAAAATCTATTAATTCATTTAATGTTATAAATGCTGATTCATATTCAATATGTAAAAATTCAGATAAATGTTTTATTGTATCTGATTTTTCTGCTCTAAATGATTTTTGTGAAGTATATACTTGTTTAAAACCAATTATTGCTGATTCTAATGGTAATTGTGATGATACTGTTAATCCAACTGGTATAAAATTATTATCTTTATCTTGTGAAAATATTAATGGAGATATCATAAATGTTTCTCCTGCACCTTCACAATCACTTGTAGTGATTATATTAGGGTCTATTTTTTGTATATTATTTTCAAACATAAATGTATGTATTCCATATTCTAATACTGAATTAATTCTAAATATTGATTGAATTAATTGAGTTCTTATTCTATAAAATGGATATTGTCTTAATGTTATTAATTGTTTTTCTGATGATTTTTGTATTGGATATTTTAAGGGATTATCTATATTATTAATAACATTAATATTTTTAATATGTAATTCAAATTGCTGTGTTGTATTTTCTGGACTATTTTGTAATATTCCTTTTACTTCTACAGAACTTCCATCACTTATATATTCTGATTTTGATAATTGTTCAAATTCTAATTTAGTAAATTCTGTATTATTATCTATTTCATAATTATCTTTTGATATAATTCCCATTAATGAACCTACTATTGTTCCATCATATATATCTATAAAAATTAATTTACCTGCTCCTCCTATTCTAATTCTCCGTATCCATCCATAAAATATTATTTCTTTATTGATTATTTTATTTAAATTATATAATTCTATGATTTCTTTTAAACTTATCTTTTCCATTTTATTAATTATTATAATATAATTCTCTTTATTTATTTAATTCAGTTTTTTAAATAAATTAAATTTGCATAACAAATTTAATTTATTTAAAAAACAGTAAAATCAAACTTAGTTAAGTTTTAATTTTTCAGTTTTTTAAATAAAACTTAGTTAAGTTTTAATTTTTCAGTTTTTTTATTATTTATTTTATTATGGATAGAACTGAAAAACTTAAATTTCTTAATCTCAAATATAATTATGATCATTCTGAATTACCTGATAATATATTAAATCTAATTTATGATAAAGAATTAGATTTATGTAATAAATATTATGATGATTTATTACAATATTTTAATTTAAATATCGGGTTAGATGATTTTTTATTTCATTTAGGAACTCTTTATTTGATTTATTATGTTGTAAAATTATAATTTTACTCTTTTTATTTAATAAAAAAATTGAAAAACAAAATATTTGTAATCCTCTATATACTTTGAACTAATACTCAAAGTATCATTATGGCGTCATTTGTCATTGATGATGATTATGTTCCTGATTACGATGATTGTTATGATGATGATTACGATGATTGTTATGATGATGATGACGACGATCATTATGATGATGATGATGATGACGACGACCATTGTGATGATGACGATGATGACGACGACCATCATGACGATGATAACGACGACCATCATGACGATGATGACGACGACCATCATGATGATGATGACGATGATGGTCATCATGATGATGAGATGGATGTTATTGATAAGTATGTTGAAACATACAAGAAACCAAACTCAGATAAGAAAATCAGACTG